TTGAAGGTGGATTTGTATCTAAGCCAAGTCCTGGCTGGTATGCAAAGGTCGATAAGGAAACTGGTGAGATTGGCGACAAAGTAAGGTTTGATGCTACACAGACAGATGAGTTTTGGGCGCCATTACTTAAATCAAACCCGTTTAAAGAATTCGTAAATCAAAAATATGGAATTGCTTATGGAAACATTATGGGAGAAACTCCTGTTTTGGAAGAAGAAGCCGAAGATGCTTAAAGAAGGTATTGATTTTGAATTTGTAGAATTCAAAGAATCAGATTTGACTGGTATTGGACTCCTTTTGCCTGAGTATAAAGGAGTCCTTTATCATTATCACCGAGCAAAGGTGGTTGAAGAGGGTGAACTAGCAAGGCTGCAATTCGGTTATACTATTGTTAATTCAGGTGAACATGACATAGATGACTTGACAAAAGATGAAAAATTGCATACCATTATGGGTGAAATACTTACAGAATTAATAACATCGAAGCGATATAATGAACAGACTAGAACAGACGATTCTCAAGAATCTGATTTACAATGAAGATTACACAAGAAAAGTATTACCATTTCTCCGAGCCGAATACTTCACAGATAACACCGAAAAGGTAGTTTTCAAAGAAGTATTCGACTTCATCAATCACTACAAGAATCCTCCGACACACGAGGCTCTTGTAATCAATTTTACAGAAAAGAAAAATCTTACTGAACCACAGGTTCGTGAAGCAATTGAGTTGGTCAAAGAACTTGATTTGGCTAAAAGTGAACCTACTGAAACACAATGGTTGATTGAGCAAACAGAAAAGTTTTGCCAAGATAAAGCCATCTACAATGCCATCATGGAATCTGTGGCGATTCTTGATGATAAAGGCCATAAAAAAACTAAGGGTGAAATACCACAATTACTAAGTGATGCTCTTGGTGTTTCATTCGACAATAATGTTGGTCACGATTATATCCAAGATTATGATGCTCGTTATGATTCTTATCATAAAGTTGAATCTCGTGTTCGTTTTGACCTAGACCTTTTCAATAAGATTACAAAAGGCGGTTTACCAATTAAGACCTTGAATATTGCTCTGGCAGGCACAGGCGTTGGTAAATCGTTATTCATGTGCCATGTGGCAGGCGGTGCTTTATCACAAGGTCATAATGTTTTGTATATCACTATGGAAATGGCAGAAGAAAAGATTGCTGAGCGTATTGATGCTAATTTGCTAAATATTGATTTGAATGAACTTCACACTTTACCTAAAACTGATTATGAAAGAAAGTTTGAAGTATTCAAAAACAAAACACACGGCAAATTAATTATCAAAGAATATCCAACAGCATCAGCAAGTGCATTACATTTCCGTGCTTTGTTGAATGATTTGGCTTTAAAGAAGAATTTCAGACCAGATATTATCTTTATTGATTACTTGAATATTTGTTGCTCTGCAAGAATTAAACCTGGCGCCAATGTGAATAGTTATTCATACATCAAATCTATTGCTGAAGAATTGAGAGGCTTGGCTGTTGAAGCTGGTGTTCCAATTGTAAGTGCAACACAAACGACAAGAAGTGGTTATTCAAGTTCCGACCCTGGCCTTGAAGATACTTCAGAATCATTTGGCTTGCCAGCAACTGCCGACTTTATGTTTGCTCTTGTAAGTAATGAAGAACTTGAAGCATTGAATCAGATTATGGTCAAACAGTTGAAGAATCGTTATGGCGACCCTAATGATTACAAACGATTTGTTCTTGGCATCGACCGTGCTAAGATGAGGTTGTATGATGCCGAACCATCGGCACAAAACTTGGCTGATTCTGGCCAAGAAGACGACAAACCAGTAAACACATTTGGCAACCGTGAAAGTAAATTTAAAACTAAAAGTTTTGAGGGGTTAAAAGTATGAGTGATAAAAAAGTAATTGGTTTAGTAACACAGGAACAAAAACAAGCTGAAAACTATCAAAAAGATTTATTGGAAATTGTTGATAGTTTCCGTGATATGGTAAAATCTGGCCAGATTACGGAGTTTGTAATTTCATCCTTGGATGTAGATAATGAAGTCATTATTACAACCTGCGCTAAAGATTTTTATTGTGCGGTTGGACTTTATGAATTAGGCAAGCATGCCTTAATGTCACAACAAACTATGGATTTTGATTTCGAATGAGTTTAAACCGAGAGCAAGCGTTACATTGTGCCAAAGTGTTTGAAGACTACTTTGGTGATTTCAATCGCATTGATGAATATATGCGAGACCAAAAGTTAAACGCTTTGTCTGAAATGCCCTTTGCTTTGCCTGGCATGGGACCAGAAGAAGACTTGTTCTCGGATTTCACCATGCATCCAAAAGATATGGATTTTGAGATTGTCGATTTGGATGCTGATAGATGGCAACAATACCTTGATATCATATCTTCTCATATTAATATCTCAAGTCCAGGCAGAAATGTCAGATTGGCCATCTTAGAGAAGAACACTCAGAAGTGGGTCGGATTCATACGGATTGGGTCTCCAACGATTATGATGAAGCCTCGTAATGAGTTACTAGGCTGTGTGATTACAAATGAAACGGAGACCACTAAATCGTTTAACAAAGCGGCAGGTATGGGTTTCGTTATTGTGCCTGCACAACCATTTGGTTTCAATTACCTTGGTGGCAAACTCTTGGCTGCTATTTGTTGTTCACACGAAGTCCGTGAAAGACTTAATAAAAAGTATGATATGAATACTTGCCTTTTTGAAACAACCAGTTTGTATGGTTCAACAAAGGCGGTATCACAATATGATGGCATGAAACCTTATCTAAGGTTTGGTGGTGTGACCGAGTCTGATTTTCTACCAATGATGCATGGTAAACCATATGATAATATCAAAGAATATGTTGAGACAATCCATGGTGGTCCTATCGTGCCAGAAGACGCTTCAAGTCGTAAATTGAAGATTAGTAATACCATCATTTCCATGACCAAAGCAGCATTAAAGAATCATAAAGAAGATTATGATAGGTTTATGCTTACCATCGACAAGGCAAAGGCCTTAACTGAGAAGAAAAGATACTACTATTGCAACTATGGTATCAAAAACTTCAAGGATGTGGTTCTAGGTAAAACCGACAAGTTTATCAAAGATGAGAACTATGATAAACACAATCTATCCAACATCATTGAGTGGTGGAAAAACAAGGCCACCAATCGATTCGAAAATCTAAAAACAGAAAACCGCCTCAGGACTGAAATAGAAGTCTGGACAGGTGAAAAAGAGATTGACATTATCAGGTAATTGTGTTAGCATAAATACTCCACTAACTTATGGAGTATTAGATGGCCGGTAATGCGATAGAAACAGCCAAACAGGAAAACGGGTCTAGGGTTTACTTTGAACTCTACATTGAGAAGGGTAAAAGGCCCGATAAACACTTTGCAGAATTGGCTATGGCCGTTAAAAAAGTGTATAAAGATGTGAATACTGAATGGCTTGAATCATACAGAAAACAAGCCGAAGCCTTAAAAGATTATATTGGTAACAGTAAAGGTTACGAATACTCCCGTGACGATGGTTTTATGCCATTCATTGAAGATATTGCTAAAAAGAAATGTGGTGTTTCCATTAAAGACCGCTGGGACCCAGCAGACATTTACATGGTCAAAAAGGCCAAAAGAAAAGCAATAGAAGCAAAGATTAAAGATATAACCAAAGGTCCTGATAAAGAGTCCAATTTATTGGCCTTAAATGATTACATGAGACTTTGTATGGCTAACTTAGATATGTTACCTGTATCTTTGAAGGCTATTAAAAAATCAACTCAAAAGGCCAAAGCTGAAACTGCTAATGCTGGTGGCAAAGGCAAAAAGTTGGATTTTAAAGTTGTTCCTGGTTCAGTAAAAGTTTTATTAGATTTTGGTCACAAAAATGCTAATGAGTTTGACACAGGTGAATTTGCTTTTGACTTTACTGTTGGTGAAGAAGAAATTCACGGTCAGGCTCGTAACTTTCAATATTCACAACCAAGAAATTTGGTGCAAACAGATTTAACACCAAAAGGCCGTTCAGGTGGTGCAAAACTTGGTAAAGTATCTTCTGAAGCATTAGATACATTTTTAAAGAAAGTTAATTTACCAAGACCAGCATCAGCAAGTAAAGACCCAAACATTGACCCTGTGGGTAAATGGACAGATGCTAATATTAAATATTGGGTTGAGTATATTGAAAAACTTGCTAAACTAAAAGTTGCTGGTAGATTCATCGACCTAGGTGAATTGAAAGTTAAAATGGGAAATAAAGAAACAAAAGGTGCCTCTGAAGTTATTCGTAATGCAATATTATCAGAAGATAAAACAAGAAGTTCAGCCGGTCGTTTCTCATCAAAGTTAATTGGTCTCCGTTGGGCGCTAACATGGCATCTGATTGAGAAAAAAGGAATGATGGATGATTGGTTAAGAACTTTATATTATGGTGCAAAAAAAGAATTTGGTGGTAAAAACGGTCCATTTTTAAAGATATATTAAAATGAAATTTACAGAATACTTAGAAGAATCAAAAGAAAATAAGAATGTTCATTTAGAACATATTGAAGACGAGGTATTGAATCGTGGTGTTAATGGTGCTCGTGATGCCATTAATTTTCTTCGTTCACTCAGAGATATGTTAGCAGGACATTCAGAAAACAAAGTCAATGTAACGACAAAATGGGATGGTGCACCTGCCGTTTTTTGTGGTGTTAATCCTGACAATGGTAAATTCTTTGTTGGCACAAAAGGTGTGTTTAACAAAAGTGCTAAGTTAAATTATACAGATGCTGATATCGATGCAAATCACCCAGCTGAAGGTCTGAATAAAAAACTTAAAGTTGCATTAAGATATTTACCAAAACTTGGCATCAAAGGTGTCTTACAAGGTGATATGATGTTCACTAAAGGCGATTTAAAACCACACAATATTGATGGTGTGGAATATATCACCTTTCAACCAAATACCATTGTGTATGCAGTTCCTACCGATTCAAAGTTAGCACAAATGATGATGGCTGCACAATTGGGTATCGTGTTTCATACTTCATATACAGGCAAAACATTTGATGATATGAAGGCATCATTTAATATTGATATTAAAAACTTGACAACAACCAAAGATATTTGGTTCCGTGATGCTTACTTTGTTGACGCTTCAGGTACAGCTACATTCACAGAACAAGAAACAAAAGACATTACACACATTCTATCAGACATTGGCAACTTATTCAGAACCATCAATCCTGTTGTGCTAAATAGAATATCAGCAAGTGAAACTATATTAACACAAATCAAAGCATTCAATAATTCTAAAGTCAGAGCTGGTGAACAAATTAAGGACACCAATCAACATGTTAGAGAATTGATAAAAACAATTGAAGACAAATTAAATAGAGAAATACTTGCGGCTAAAAAAGAAGAAACAAAACGCAAGCGTCAAGCAGAGAAGAATGAAATTATGAGGTTTTATAGAAACTCTGCCACAGAATTGAAAAAGATTTTTGATATGCAAAATGGTTTAGTAGAATCTAAAACCATGATTATCAAAAAACTACAACAACTGAGACAAGTGACTGGTTCTTTCCTTAAAACGGAAGATGGTTTTAAAGTTACAAATCCTGAAGGCTTTGTTGCCGTGGATAAACTAAAAGGTAATGCAGTTAAGTTGGTTGACAGGTTAGAATTCAGTCAAGCAAACTTCAATGCACAAAAAAATTGGGACAAATAAATGTCTTATAGTGACAAAGTAATAGACCACTATGAGAATCCTAGAAATGTAGGAAGTCTCGACAAAAATTCCGATAAAGTAGGAACTGGAATGGTTGGTGCACCAGCTTGTGGTGATGTTATGAAATTGCAAATAGAAGTGGAAGATGGCGTAATTAAAGATGCGAAGTTTAAAACTTATGGGTGTGGTAGTGCTATTGCTAGTTCTAGCCTTGTCACCGAGTGGCTCAAGGGCAAGAACTTGGATGAGGCGCAGGCCATCAAAAACTCAGATATCGCTACTGAACTTGCACTACCGCCAGTTAAAATTCACTGCTCAATATTGGCAGAAGATGCTATCAGAGCGGCTATAAACAATTACAAAGAAAAAAATGATAACATTAACTGCAAATGCAACTGAACAAATAAAAGAAATACTTCTTGATGAACAAGCCAAATATGTTAGGGCTTTTATAGAAGGTGGTGGTTGCTCTGGATTTAATTATGGATTTACTTTAGAAAATGTTAAGAACGATGATGATTTTGAAATATCAGAACAGTTACTTGTTGATGCGATGAGTATGCAATATTTTGATAACGCAATCATTGATTATGTAAATGATAAACTAAAAGGCTCACAGTTTGTTATAACCAACCCTAAAGCAAAATCAACTTGTGGGTGTGGAAGTTCATTTAGCATATGACAACGAAAAAAGAATTGGAATAAAAAAAATGGCTTATGATATTAATAAAATAATGGCAGAGTATGGTGATAACGATTTTGGTTTCACCGCAGTAGATGAGGCTGAATATCAAGCAGTTATTGCTGAGAAAGATGAAACAGTTGAAGAGTATAAAGCAAGACTGGCTGAAGTAGAAAAGATTATTATGCCTTTTTTAACAAACTTATACAAGTCAGCTAATCAACCATACATTCATTGGCCAAATCGTGGTCCTGTTTTAGAAAAACAAATGCAAAAAGTTTTAACTTTAACTAGAGGTTAATGTGTTTTCATTCAAATTATTCTTAACTGAAGCAAAAGAAAAAGGTGGCGGCTTAACTATATTTGATATAGACGATACTTTATTCCATACCACAGCAAGAGTGATTGTTATGAGTGGTAAAAAAGTGGTGAAAAGGTTAGAACCACATTCATATAACACATATCAGTTAAAGTCTGGTGAAAGTTTTGATTTCCATGAATTTAGAGATGCTGAGAAATTTTATAATGAATCAAAACCAATTAAAGCCATGATGGCAAAAGCCAAAGCCATTCTTAGAAACAGCTCAAATAACCCATTAAGTAAAGTTATTATTGTAACTGCTCGTGATGATTTTGATGACCGTGATAAATTTTTAGAAACATTTAGAAAATTTGGTTTTGATATTGACAGAGTTCGTGTTGAACGAGCAGGCAAAATTAAAGATGTTGGTGGAACAGCCAATCAAAAGATGATTATTATTCGTAATTATTTGAATACAAAACAATTCGCTAGAGTAAGACTGTTTGATGACAGCCTAGATAACCTTAGAGTATTTTTAAGTTTGCAAAATGAATTCAAAGACATTAAGTTTGAAGCATTTTTTGCCAAACCAGACGGAACAGTAAGGACAATAAAGTAATGTTGAAACAGGTCAATGGCCGTTGGGCATTAGTATCAAAGAAAACACAAAGGCCTTTAGCTTATTATAAAGGCGAAGGTAAACCATCCGATGAATGGGTGAGAAAACAAGAAAATCGTATTCAGTTTTTTAAACACGGGTTTTCTGAACAATTGGCTGAAGCAGCTTATGTTGGTAACATTGGTGTTATGGAACTGGCAAAGTTCTACGCAAAAGCTTCTAATAAAGACAAAAATGTGTTACAATCTCTTATTAAATCAAAAAAGAATAAAGAGGCTTGGAAGTTGGTACAAGATGTTACTGGAGTTAAACTACATAAGAGTGTGAATGAAGAAAAGAAATCACCTAATCCAGATATATTACCTAAATCTGGTGCAGGACAAGATGGCACAGGTACCTTAGTTAAATCGTATCAAAAAGATACACCGGGACAAAGTAAGATTTTAGGTTTTAAAAAATATAATAAAATGTAATTTGTGGAGTTGTTATGAAAGACATAGTGATTGGGTGTATCACAGGATACACATTTGATAAAATTAAAGCATGGGTTAATTCTTTAGACACCTGCGGTTTTAATGGTGAAAAAGTGATGATATGCTACAACATTGATTATGATGTTGTAGAAGAATTAACAAAACGCAATTATACCATTATTGCTTTCAAGCGTAATGATGAATTGAGACGGTTTGAATACAAACAAGATTTCAACATCATGCTTGAAAGGTTTATTCATATCTGGTATTTCCTCAATCGTTTAGAAAACAAAAAAGATTATCGTTACATCATTTCAACTGATGTTCGTGATGTGGTCTTTCAACGCAACCCTTCCGATTGGTTAGTAAAAAACCTTGGTGACAAGAAGATTAATGTTGCCACAGAATCTATCAAATATAAAGACGAAGCATGGGGTAAAAACAACCTAACTTTATCTTTTGGTCCACTAATTTACGAAGCTAATAAAGATAATTTAATTTACAACGCTGGCACAGTATCAGGTGAATTTCAAACAATGTTGGATTTATTTCTGAATATGTTTATGTCCTGCTCGGGTGCACCTCAACATGTTCCTGGTGGCGGTGGTCCAGACCAAGCCGCTTTAAATGTGTTGCTAAATACTAAGACATATAAAGATGTAACACGATTTACTAATTCAGAAGAAGGTTGGGCTGCACAATTAGGAACAACAGCAGACCCAAGTAAAATTGACC